ATAATCAAAAGAACGAGAAACATTACAGAGAATAATTCCTAAACAAAAAGCGTTAGTCTTTGTAGAGTTTGAATAAGTGACAAGCCCGAATATTGAACGAAACACCGTTCAATATCCGGGCTTTTTTGCGTTTGTGGCATTACTATGGCATTACGGCATCAAGGAGTCGAGTTTTTCGACCATATCGGAGGTTGTGGAGGGGTAAAGGTGGCCATAGGTTCGCAGCGTCGTTTCGACGTTGTCATGGCCGAGACGCTGGCTGACGAGCAAGATCGGGTACTTCAAATTTATCAGCAGGGCGGCGTGAGAGTGCCGCAGATCATGCAGCCGTATCGGCTCCATCCCGGCAGCCGCGCACCCGGCTTGCATCTGCTTTCGGAAGTAGTGTTTCGTGTAGGGGAACAGGCGATCATCCGGGTCAGGCTCATACAGCGCGTCGATGTACGATCTGATTTCGTCGCACAGTTTTGGCGGCAGTGGGAGATCGCGCTTTGATTTTTCAGTTTTCGGGTCGGTGATTACCTCGCGGCCTTTGATCGTCTGGAAACTGTGCCGGACGTGGAGCATCTGTTTATCAAGGTCGATGTCATTCTGCGTCAAGGCCAGCAGCTCACCGATGCGCAGCCCTGTCCAGAACAGGATTTCCAGACCGATGCGGCCCGGCATCTTCTTCACATTTGGGATGAATGTCTGGAACTGTTCAACTGTCCAGAACTTCATCTCTGGCGCGTCATTCTTGCCGATGTTCCCGGCCTGTTTCACAGGGTTGCTGGGCAGGTGATAGTATTTCACGGCGTAATTGAAGATCGCGGAAAGCTGGTTGTTGATGGTTTTCTGGTATGTCTCGGAGTCGGTTTCCTTGATGATCTTCGACTGCCATTGCCTGATCTGGGCCGGGGTAATCTCATTTATCTTGCGATTCTTGAACGCGGGCAACAGCTTTGACTCAAAGATGGATTGCTTTGTCTCCATCGTGTTCTCTTTCAGGCGGTTCTCCATATCTGCGCAGTAAATCTCATACAAGGAGCCAAAAGTCATGTCGCAGGATCCGGCAGCCTTGACCTTGAACTCAGCCTCAAAATCTTTTGCGTCCTTTTGCCGCTTGAACCCGCGCTTCTTTTTCAGGCGGCGTTTGCCTGTGTAATCGACATAGTAGAACGAGCAGTACCATGTGCCGCGCTCCTCGTCTTTGTATACTGGCATTGTGTTTCTCCTATCAACATTCGGGTAAATTTTAGCGGATTGCCCCCGCAGGCCGTCTCTGTGCGGCGATAGCGCATTTGGAATATCTCTTTATACCGTGAGCCGAAAACGCTTCACAGGGGCCTCTTTCGCGGGCTGACCATTTTCGTGACATCACGAAGAGGGCTTCCATCTTGCCGGGGCTGGCAAAATGGTGGGTGCATTTTGTTGAGGCCAACAAAATGCTTTGAGGCTGCATATAACCAAAAACGGGCGCTTTTGATTATTAAGCGCCCAGCTGGGTAGGGTATTCGACAAAATAGAACCAAATCTGTCAATTTACGCGGTAGGCTGGTAGCACATCTTTCAGGCGTACACCCTCGGACTGCTGGTACTCGCGTATCAGGCGGGCCACGCTCTCGGAGGTGCGCTCGTCGCCGCCGTCAACAGCGGATTGGTACATGGTCTGCAAGTAGGCCAGATGATCGGCCCGTTTCTTGGCACATTCGGGGCAGAGGCCGGAGACGGCATCCGCTGGGTTAAACTCCATACCGCAATCCCGGCAGAAGATATACCCGAAGTTTTGAGTTTTCAACAGAAATCAACTCCTATCATTCGATGAATTTTTCCTGTTATCATCATCACCATATATGTTTATATATAGTTTATTTATGGGTGCAAATTTTGCACCCTATTTGCCCGGATTCGGTGCAGATTTTGCACCCTATTTTCGAGATTCGGTGCAAATTTTGCACCCCATTTTTTGGGTATGGGAGGTTTTCAACTGGGTTTTAACATACTTTCAACAGAGTTTTCAACAATGGGATTTTGAGGCTTCAAGCTGGTTTTGAGCATCCACAAAACCGGCGGCCTTGCTTGCGTTGCTGAATTGCAGAACTACATCCAGACCCGCGGGGTCGGTCAGGGTGATCTCCCCATATTTGCAGATCGGGAGCTGCCGATTTCCGGCAAAGCGCTTGTCAGGGGAGCCGTCGGCGTTGACCTTTTCCCATGTCATGCGCAAAACCTCTGTATCGGCTGGCGGGTTGTCATAGCAGATGTACGGGGAGTCTTTGTAGGAGAATCTGATAGAATTTGTATCAAAAGCACTGATTCGGCCTTTGTTTATGAGTATGTATTTATCTGGCAGGAAGTACAAGGACTGCTTTTTGCCGATCTGGATGCCTAATGTGCGGGCGTTCGTCTTGATGTAGGGCGGCAGCTTGCGCAGAACCTTGACCGGGGTGGAGCCGATCACAGTACCAGCGCCGCCGTACACCTTGCCATTCGCAAGGTCTGATTCCTGCGTGATGCGCCGGACGACCTTGCAACGCAGTACGCCCTCCCACTGGTCAAGCCACCAGTTGTTGACTTCCTTGGAGCTTTCGTCAAGATCATAGTCAAGCCTGACGGTGAACAGGTGACGACGGAAAGGGTAGACGCAGAGGAAAACAGCGGCCAGACCTGTGAGGAACTGGTAAATAGCATGGACACTTACAAAAAGTGTGGCAATTAAGCAGAGTCCGAAGAACCCGATCAGGAACCCACGCCACCCGCTGAATGTGGCGGCCCGCTGCAACTGCTTCATAAGATCGGCATATTCGCAGCCTGCGTAGTCGGTGCGGTCTGCGCTCTCGTGCTGCTCGGTCTGGCCGAGGGCCATCTCTTGCGGCTGCTGGGCACTCTGTGCGTGGCCAGAGCTGCCGCCGCTCTCGGAAACATAGCTGATGCCTGTGCCGGGGATAGTGGCGGTGCGCCGGGTGCGCCCGTTTGCCATGTGGGTAACGCGATAGCCCTTACCGCCCCACGAGTAGCCGACGCCGCTGCCTGACACATTGATGCGGAACCCACCGCCGAGGTTATAGCTTTTTCTGATTCGCAATCCCATGGTTTTACCTCCTCAAAATGTTAGATAGATCAGATTGCCTCGCCGTCTGACGCGATAGCTATGTCTTTTTCGTTGGGGCTTGCCAGCGGCTCTACCATCTCTTGAAGTCTGCCGATCAGCAAGATTTGCTGGCGCTCCGGCAGCCGCTCGTACAGCGCAAGCATTTCACGCCCGTTCTCGGAAATTCCGGGGGCGGGTTCTTTTTTTGTTTCTTCACCTGTGAGCAGGTATTCGAGGGAACAATCCAAATACTCGCAAATAGGAGCTATATATTTGGCTGGCGGGTCAGTACCGCGCTGCTTCCAGCCTGTTGTTATGTTCGTTCCGATGCCAAGATGCTTGCAAAGGCCGGAGGCACGGAGGCCGCGCTCGTCGAGCGTTGAGAAAAGTCGCTCACTTATCGTCATTTTTTATCACCGTCCTTGAAGTAATTATGCACAAAAAATAGGGTAACTATTCTACGACATTTTACACGCAAACTAGAGTAAATATATTGCAAAAACTCGCATATTGGAGTATAATATAATCAAGGCAAAGAAATAAGGTAAAGCCCAAGGGCGGGAGGACACAGCATGTTTAAGAAGCTCGTTTACCAGATTTCCAAAATCAAAACCGAGGATGATCGCAACCAGTGCTTCGGAGCAATCAACTGCATGTTCAACAGAGACAAAATCAACTGGGAAGATCACGAAGTTCTGTACAAGCTGGCCGAGATGGTCGTTGTAAAGTAAGGAGGCCAAGCAATGACAACTCTTGCCCTGAAAACCTACAGCACCGCGCAGCTCCTCGATCTGTGGGAACTGACCACCAGCAACCCGAACGAATACATCCCGGTGGTTCGCGGCTGGCTCATGGACGAGCTGGAAAGCAGATACCCGGAGGCGTTCGACAAATGGCTGGACGGAGATGCCGAGGATGCCGATCTTAGAAAATACATTGAAGCCGAGGAGGGCTAAACCATAAAAAAAATCGAAGTAACCTACGAGGCGATGTATCCGCTGCAGACCGGCAACTACGAACAAGGCGAAGCCGCTTTTATCCTGCCCATGACAGACGAGCTGGCCGCCGAATATCTGGCAGGACGCGCCACGGATCGCGGCGCGGTCAATCTGGTAGAAACCGCGCTGGAGGCCGTTGAGGTTATGCGGGGCCGCGTCTATGTGCGCGGCAGCATCAAGGACATCCGAGAGTCAAAGTGAGGAGGTAATACCATGAAAATGCTCAAAACGAAGCAGGAAATCGCGGTTGCGATCAATATGCACGAGATGCCCGTCGTTCGGATTGACCTTGCAGATGCCGACGAGTACGGCATCAAGTCGCAAAAGGTGCTGATCGACAACGGGAAATTCAGACGCTTGAATCCCACTGACCCGGATATGCCATATCTGGTGCGGGCCGAGATCAGGGCTTTTGTGGACGAGAGAAAATTCACGTTCGCATCGTATGGCTGCTGCCTGTCCAACACGTTCGGCTACCACGATATGGAAGAATTGCTCGACTACGCCAATGCACCGATCATCAAGCGGGATTCCGATGTGGTGCTGGCAATCGTGGACAGCCGCAGGAAGATCGCATACAAGCCGATCATCCTGCACACAAGGAACCGCGTTGACCCGAACTGTCAAGTCCCGCTCGGCTTCACCGACGAGGACAACGACGCAACAGAGTACATCCGGGCCGCCGGATGCCGTGAGTGGAAGTCTTGAGGAGGTAAGCAAGATGGCGAACATCTACACGATCTATAACGGCGAGAACCAGCGCATCGGGCAAACCCCGATCAGACGGCAGGCCGAGAACGCGGCCCTTGGGTACGCGAAACGCCTCGGGCGGGTGATGTTCGTTGACCGCACCCGCCTTGAAGATGGCGACACGCGCCGGGTGCAATTCAACCCGGACGGAACTTTGGTGCTGCTCTGGAAAGGCGGCGAGGTTCGGCAGGGGGTGATGGCATGAAAAAGGCTGATGCGCCGGACGATAAGTGGCTCCATTACAATTTGGTGCTGTTTGTCGGCAAGGATGAAGAAGTCTACAAACTGGCCGAGCAACTTTCCCAGAAAACAGGAAACAGCATCGAGGAAGAGTTGCGGTATGCGCTGTTGCTGGGCTGCAATCCACACATGGTGCGGAACCTGCAATTCCAGCTGCGCAGGTACAAGGAGGCATAAGGATGGGCTACAAATACGGATTGGGTATGATCTGGTATGCACCCGCCAAGCGCAAAGGCAAAAGCCCGGTGCGCAAGGTGTCGGAATCCACAACGGCGACGGGTAATTTTCTGGCGCTGGTTCACGAGATGCACCCGACGGCCACCATCGGCCAGATCAGGGAGATCATCACCGACAAGCGGCAATTCATCTTCGACCCGGAGGCCGTCAAGGTCTGCGACGACTACATCGAGGCGGGCTGCGCCAACAATGTGCCGAACTGGCGATAGGAGGACATCATGGAACAGAACAAAGAAATCCGGCATTATCATCACATCGGCAGCGACGAGGAGCTGCGCAGCTCCTATGCGTTCCTGCGGAAGATGGAACGCACCGGGCAGATAGAGGTGCTACCTAAGCTGTTTGACGATCTGAAACAGGTTATCCGGGAGTACACCCACCGCCCGCCGGAAAAATCCCGCATTGTGGAGGAGAGAGGCATCGACGGCTATGTGGAGCTGATCGAGTTTGAGGCCGACACCATGGAGGGAGCCGCCGCCGAGTTTGATGCAGTGTATCGGCGCGAATACTTCCCGACCTATTACGACTGCACGGGCCAGAGCTTCACAAACTGGGTGAAATTCTTCCAGCGCCGGGGCCACTGGATGGCCTATCACAGCGTTTCCGTTGATATTTGAGGAGGTACACAACATGGTCATTGCTACACTGGAAACAATTCACCGCTTACTCAAAGCCGAACGGGCCGAGGCAAAAGAGGCACTGAACAGAGCTGCTGACGAACGGAAAAAGGCACTCGACGAAAAGGACTTTGCAGATAGAGCCTGTGAAGCGAACGCCCCGGCGAATGAGGAGGAACAGAGACGGCTCGACAAGCTGTTTATGGAGGCGTGTGCAAAAGTTACGGTTGCAGAGGCCACCAAAGATGCCGCCTACAAGCGGTTCCAATCTGCCAACGATGCCCTGATCGACTTCGAGGGCTATCAATTTTGATTATCAGACAAGGAGTGCCAAACTATGAAAAATGCAGTAATTTCCAGCTATCCGGCCTACAACAAGCGCCGATTCAGCGCACCGTGGGTCTGCACGATGAACAACGACGGCAGCTTCAACTTCAATAAGAATGTTGGCTGCTACACAGGAAATGCCCGTCAGGGCGAGGCGGGCGATCTGATCGTGACAGAGCCGATCGAGGGTCAGGTGTACGGCTACGGCCAGAAAGACTACCGCGGCAACGGTACGTCGATCAACTTTGCCCGCTGGGACGGAGACCATTTTACACAGTGTGATCGCATCGGACGCAACAAGGAGGGCTGAGCATGGAACTGTGGATCACATTTAGATGCGGGAACAAGGAGCTGGCGGCCTACACGGTCGAAGGAACTTTCGCCGGAGAAGCTGCCGCTACACTGAAAAGCATCGAAGTGGAGCGCGGCATCCCGAAAGATCAAATTCTGGTCAGTGCCGTCATGCGGTAGATCATAGTTTCTGGTGTTTGCCGGGGTGCAACTCCATGTCGTCGCTGCGGCCCAGCAGGTAGTCCGTGGAGCATTTCAGGTAATCGGCTATGCGGACAAAGGAAATGATCGACATTTCGCTGCCCTTGGCAAATTGGGAAATTGCGTTGATGCCCATGTTCAGGTCGGAGAGCATCGTCCGCATGGTAACGCCGCGCAGTTTGGCTACCTGCTTTATGCGGCCAGATATGGCAGATGTGTCATACATACAGTACACCTTTTTGTGCAAAATGCTATATTCACGATAAACGGTGATTACATATTGTAATCACGATATAAAGTGATATAATATATATAGGGCGAACAAATAAGGTAACGAAAGCCCAGCGGGCAGACTACCCCAATCAAGTATAACCGAAAACAACACAAAAAACAAGGCTTATAAATAAGGAGGCCGGGACAAATGCGAGTAGCAAACAGAACCAAACCAAAGACCGATTTCGGCATCGAGGTTCGCGTTTTTACCGCGACCACGGGCATGAACATGAAAGAGCTTGCCGCCAACGCCGGAGTCAAGTACACCACGCTGGTTGAGACGACCACAGGCCGCTGTGCGGGCATCGAGTTGATTCCCAAGGTCAGGGAGTACATGCAGAACTACGGGGAGGAGAACGCCTGATGAAAACAGCGCAGACCACGGCCCGTGAGATGTTCTACTTCGTGGACGATGTGCAGCGGATGCTCGGTTACTCCCGCTCCAAGAGCTACAAGATCATCAAGCAGCTCAACGACGAGTTGGAGGCGCAGGGCAAGATGGCCTTTGAGGGCCGGGTCAACAAGAAATACTTTGATGCCCGCGTGGGCATCGAGAGCTAAAGGAGCGGCGATATGAAGCAGAAGATCATCACGGTAACGCTGCACAAGCAACCGCCGCGCCGCGGTCTGTGGGCCTATGTTCTGACCTACATCCGCATGACGATCATCGTGCTGGCCTGTTCGCTGACGGCTGGCAGTGTGGATGTGGCGATCAGGATCGCGGCATCCAGAGGCGGTGCGGTGGGTGGCGAGATTTTCCTGCCGTTCCTCGCCCTGTTCCTGATCTACGTCGGCACCCAACTTAAAAGCTGGGCAAAGCAGATTTTGGAGGTGCTGATGCAGTGAACAGACGCAGGTGGTACTACAAGAATGGAACCTGTTTTGAGGAGTTCGATATTCTTTTTGACAACGGCAGATTCATGTTGGCGCAGAATGTGGAAACCAAGGTTTTCTCTTTCGGCGTTTGCGAAAATTTCGGAACGCTGTACGGGTTTCCTGTAAATTGGTCTTGCCTGACGAAAGATCAGGCCATCGAAAGGCTGAACAACATGATTCGCATTGATAAGCAGTACAGAGAGTTGGAGGAGGTTTACAAACAGCAGTTTGGCTACACCAACGTGGAACAGTGGCAAGCAATGATCGAGGCCGTTTCAAGGGTTGCAGACTGAATCGGCCACACAAATTTTAGGAGGCGCTTTATGAACTACTACGAAATCAACGAGGACACGGCCCGCCGCGCCAAGCAGATGCGCAGCTTCGACGACTACTGCGAGGGCAGCGCCACATGGCAATACCGCAACCGCTGCGACGAGGCCGCCGCGCTGGCAGAGCAGGTCAAGGCCGAGCGCTGCAAGACCGCGGCCCAGCGGGAACACATCGACTACCTGCTGAATCGCTATTGCAAGGTACTGGCCGAGGCCACCAACAAGGATAATGAGATCGGCACACGCTGCCCGTCCGTTATGATCTCCGGCGGCGGTAACTTTCCCGTCGCCAAGAAAGAAAAACAGATTGCGGCGTGGGAGAAGAATGCGGAGCGCTACGGGTATGCGGACAGCATCCTCAACCAGATTCGCTACTACGCCGCGGTGGTCAAGTCCGACGACCCGGAGGCCCTGCCCGTGCTGAAAGCCCAGCTTGACGAGCTTACGGCCATGCAGGAGAAGATGAAAGCCGTCAATGCCTACTTTCGCAAAAACATGACCTTGGACGGCTGCCCCGATCTGCTGCCGGAGGAGCGCAAGGAGATCGAGGAACTGTGGGAGCGCGGCAGCCGCATCCATGCACCGTACCCGTACTATCACCTGACCAACAACAATGCAGCGATCAAGCGGCTACGCACACGCATCGAGCATTTGGAGACGGTCAAGACCATGCAGGTAGAGCATCAGGGGTACACCTACAAGGAAAATGCAGAGGCTATGCGGGTGCAGTTGATCTTCCCCGACAAGCCGGACGACGAAACCCGCACCTTGCTGAAAAGCGAGGGATTCCGCTGGTCGCCGCGGTACGGTGCATGGCAGCGGCAGCTCACCCCGGCAGGAAAGATAGCAGCCCGCCGCGTGATGAATAAGCTGGATGAACAGGAGGCAGCAGAATGAGCAGCATCGTAAGACTGGAAACCACCTACGCCTACAACAAGCAGAAAGTGGTGATCGACGTAGCCGACCTGATGAACACCGAGGGTTATTACGAGGCAATCGCCATGTCGCCGGATGGGCGCATCGAGTACGAGGTGATGCACACCAAGGACAGGCAGGAGGCGCTTGACGCTTTCGAGCGGTATAAACTGCGGGCGCAGGGCGGCTACCCGGAGGGCGTTTACACCAAAGAGCAGTGGCACAAGGATGGCTCATTCAATGCTTTCCCCGGTCAGGAGGTCAGCCGGGAGGTCTACGATGAAATGCTGGATGTTCTACCGCCGTTGTCGCTGCCCATCGAGCTGCGGCACAGGGGCTTTAAGGGCTTCATGGTGGGCGAACCCAAGAACAGCAACAGCAAGGGCCTGACATTCGATACATTCGTTCGCATGGGCTGGCGCTGCTACTATCAAGGGGCGCTGAACGCAGATCGCGGCGAGTACGAGGGCTGACCCGTTCAGCATCATCATTATATCCCGAAAAGGAGTGATTTTGCGTGTCAATGGTTATCACAAAAAAGCCTCCCGAATATCTACGGGAGGCAAGAATCAGGGCCGGATATGTCAACCGCGGAACGGCGGCAATGGTCGTCCCGTATTCGCCCGAAACTATCGGGCGGCACGAGCGTGGGGACATAGAGATGGAGCCGGAGGATGCAGTGGTCTACGCGGACTGCTATAACGAGCCGGGCATCATGGCCCGCTATTGTGCAACCTGCCCGGTGGGCCAGCGCATGGGCAAAAAGCTGGTTGATAGGCCGCTGCCGTTCGCTACGCTTCGTGTGCGCCGTCTGATTCACGATGCGCAGGATGTGGCAAGCCGTCTGGAAGAAATCGCTTTTGACGGCGTAATCGACGACACGGAACGGCAAGATTTTGAATCGGCGCTGTCGTTCCTGCGCGATCTGGAATCCAGCATTCAAGAACTGATCGTCACAGGCACGGCAACGGACACAAAAAAAGAGCCGCCCCTCGGTTGCAACGAGGAACGGCAATGCAGTAAGCGCTCAACTACTACACCCACATCTTACAGCATGGCGGGTGATTTGTCAAGGAGGAATCCCTAAATGATCTATCAGTTGAACAAGTACCCCGCCGACAGGTACAACGTGTTGGTTCCCGTGACTACCTTGCAGGCAGAAAGCAACCTGCAAAAGATCACGGTTTCGGAAGTCCAGCTGGACACACGACAGAGCTACGATAACAAAGGCCCCAGCAAGGACATCTATTTCGAGAAGTCCAGCAACGCTTACGCGATCACCAAGGTGGCCGGCATGAAGCTGGCCGCCGCTGCCAACATCTCCATTATCTCCACCACGCCGGGCCGCACCGAGGGCTGCCAGCGCTGCATTGAGATGGCGCGGGTCACGGGCAAGCCCGCCGTGTGCGGAACCTGCCCGCACACCTACGACGTGGCTGTGACGGTCACGATCAGAGTGCCGGAACCATCCGGTGGTTTTCGCATCATGTCGGCCACTAAGGAGATCGACTGCGTTCTGACATCCCAGAGCATGACGGACGCGCAGTACAAGCGGTTCTTGCCGCACCGAACGGCAATGGCAGAAAGTAAGGCGTTCATGCGCGCAATTCGCGCGGCGCTGGGCCTTGCCGGAACCTACAATCTGGACGATCTGAAAAAGCCGTTCATCGTGGCCCGCATCGTTCCGAATCTGGATGCGCCGGAGATCAAAAACGCCGTTGCCAACAGCTACTTGCAGAGCATGGGCCTGTTGTTTGAGATGCCGGATGCAAAACCGCAGATCGCGGCTCCTGCGCAGCCGAAACAGGTTGTGCAGCCGTTCCCGGACGAGGACGGCATGACGCCGCCGCCGCAGGATTTTCCCCCGGAGCCGCAGGAGCCGGAACCGCAGCAATGGCAGCCAGCACCGCCGCCCGTCGCGGCACA